AAACTGTTCGTGTGCGCCATCTGTCAGGGTAAATCTTTCTTTTATCTGGAAGACTTCTCCGTATGGCCTAGCAACAAGACTAGCATTTAAAAGAGCTTTGGTGGCAGTAGACGTGCCTGTGGATAAAGCCATTTTTGTAAGAAACGCTGTATATCCTGCGGGAACTGTCCAAAGAGCCATCAATGTTTGGTTATCACCATCCCCATTTATGGTCAGGTAAATATTAGCGGGAACTCCAGCGGTCACTGTGCCTGTTCCTGCGTAAATTGTGCCAGCGTTTGCGCCACCACTGCCAGCACTGCGAACAATGCCGCGATTTATACGAAAATAAGATTGTGTGGTATTAACAGCCGTTTGTCCATTTAAGGTGACAACTTCGTTTATTTCGTTGTAATCGGCGTCTAGGCCAAAAACTTCTACTGTTCTTGCACCAGTTCCTGCGGCAGTATCATTAGCTGAACTGCTTGATATAGTCATTACTGTGGCTGATGCGGGATAAGCGTATAAACCGCCTTGTTCCCAAATAGTTTCCTTAGTGGCTCCAACAACAGCGTTGTAACCAAACTTAAAAACAGTTTTATGGAAGGATATTTGCCCACGAGCAACTTGAAGCTCGAACGGTTCGGAAGTTCCTACACGTGAGATAGAGCTTACTTCACGAGCCATTCGAGTCTCCTTTAGTTATAGAACACTGTCAGCGCAGTTATGGCTGTAAAGGCAGAAACATAAATATCTTCTACCCTTATGCCTTCCGCTGGTATGTTCACTGAGTGTGAATCAGATGCAAGAAAATCAAGATCAAGTACCGTCGCGCCACCATTACCATCAGTAATGGTTAAACGCGGAGCTCCTGTTGTCGTGAGAACTTGTATCTGACGAATACGCGCAGGACCAACACTAGCCGAGCCAGTGGCTGTCAAGCGTTTTGCTTTTACATCAGATCCAGCCATAACAGCCTCCTACTAAGCGGTAGCTGTCGCGCCAGTGTCTACACGGATCCAGTTAGAACCATCTGAAAACACAAGGTTTCCTGTACCCGCGCCAGCCCCTTCAGCAACCTTACGAGCATTTGATACATAATAAACGTACCCTTCGTTATCGGCTGAGGCAGTTGGTAGGTCTGCAAAAAGGATTGGGTTTAGCCAGAAAGCAGTGTTTGTCTTTACTGGACCTGAAAAAGTTGTACGAGCCATTTGGATCTCCTGTCGTGGCTAGTGTCAGCCGCACCATGCGACTGTCAGGGATAACATTACTTTACTCAAAAAAGAAGGGAGGCACAAGCCTCCCTTCTCTTTATTTGATGTTTGTGGGTTAAGCTCCAGGAGAACCAAACACACAACGAGGGTCTGAAACACCGAAGCTGTAACGCTCACGAGCTTTGTAGCGCACATTGCCTGTTTCAAAATCGCCTTCCATGCTGTTTTGGATTGGCGAACGAACAAAGTGCTTAAAGCCGTTTGGTGCATCCGTCTTAATGAAGAATGCGTCTGTGTCGGTCAGGAAGTGGTTAACCACATAACCGTCAGGAAGCATACCCATGTTACGGATAGCGTTGGTGTCGTTATCTGCAGTTCCAGGACGCAGATTAGTAGCCATCAAACGCTCAGCCACAAACTGGAGGTTGGTAGGAATGATCAACTTCATACCACGCAGAGCGATTTTAAGGCCGCGCTCGTCGATGAAGTTAGAGATGTCAATCAGTGACTGCTCAAGCGAAGTTTCGTTGAGATCAGCCGCAGTTGTCAGCTCATTCCGGAATGTACCACCACCTGTGGTTGGGTGATTTGTTGCACACAATTCTACACCGTCACCAATAGCGAAGTTAGAGTTAAAGGCGTTGTTAAGAACAGCCGCCGCTTTAACTTGCTTAGTATTCGCCATTGAACGAGCAAGCGCACGAGTGTAGCGTGAGCTGAGGCGGTCGTAGAGGTTATCCTCAACAGCTTCCTCAGTGATAGCAAACGCCAGTGCGATTGTTTCATGGGTGTAGCGAGATGTGAAGGCTTCGTTTGCGGTATCGTATGATACTGCCGCACCTTCACCTTTAGTTGGAGCTTGACCGAAGCCAGCGAGCATTACCTCTTCTTCGAAAGCCCGATCAGAATTTTCGGTTTCGTAGATTTCGGCGTGTTCGTTGTCGTAACGATCGTATTCCATGCCAAACAGAGCGTTAAGTCCAGGCTCAAGCTCTTTCAGCAGTTGACTTCTAGAAATAGCCATCAGAGAGCCTCCTTAAATACCTGTGCTGGTGTTGTAGAAGTGGTTGTTCAACTTCACAATCGCCAACCGACCAGCTACAGTCGCATCGTCGTTTGAAGGAGAATCTTCATAACCGACAATACGCATATTGAGAGTAGCTGTTGTAGCCGCAGTAGAAACAGCCAGTTCTGCGCTGGAAATACCAGAAGTCGCGTCACCAGAAGTTGCTGTTGCGAAGTTAGCGTTTGCGTTAACAGCCGCCTGAGTTGCCGCCGCATCACAATTGATCAAGAAAAGCTGATCAGGATGTGCCGCAATGGTACAAGTTGCTTCAGTACCGCTCTTTACAGAGGCAGTTCCAGGCCACTTGTTAGTGAAGGTAGGAGTTCCATCAAGAGCGATGTACTCACAACCCATAAATGCACCGAGCAATGCTACAGTACCACCGTTAGCCGCACCTACAATATCCACAAGACCATTGGCAAGGGGAATAACTGGGCTACCCTGATAAATCACAGAGGAAGTTCCAGCTGTTCCCGCAGTCTGGATTTTGAAGGTCATCATACCGTTGGTATTTGCACCAGCTCCGAGCATCTTATACGGACGAAGTCCGAAAGCCGCATCGATATTAGCCATGCTTTAGATTCCTTCTAGTTATCGGAGCCACCTTTAGCCCCGAAAGTTACACGGGATTGCCTATCTGGTTTAAGGATAGGCATTGAACTATGCTCTTCCCGCATTAAGTCATTGTCGACCGCTTGCATTTGATCCGCGGTTTTACCACGGAAATAAGCATCACGCTCTTCTTTTGACTCGATTGGGAAACGAGCTAAGAGTAGACCGCCAACTCCAATAACCCCCGCGTGTTTACCGTCTTGGATGGTAGGGGATTCAAAGTCAGGGAACTCATCTGCGCGAACAAGATCAAAGCCTTCGCGTAGGCGAGCCGAAAGGTTCTTTTTATCGTCCTGACCCATGACTGATTCACGGATCCAACGATGAATGTATCCTTCCGGAGCTGGGGGTGCATCCAGTGTGGATGGAGGTTGCCAAGGTTTGCGGCGTGAGTCTTTCTCACGAGTTTGTGCTGTGCGTGGGGTACGATCCATGATCTATTCCTTCACGAATTAAGGCGAGCAAGTTGCTTCGCGTATTGTTCATAACTTACACCAAGTTTATCAGCTATGGCAACCTGTGAAGGACTTAGCTTGATTTTTTTGCTAGAAACCTTCCCAGCCGACCGTGACGCTGGTGCTACTGGTGATCGTGCATTAGACGGCTGTGATGCCCTGTTTTCCTCAAATTTATGGGGAAACTCTTCGCGCATACGCCGATCTAATTCCTGATAGTACTCATCACTGGTAGGGTCAAAATATTCTGACTCTACCAAGCGTTTATGAATACTAAATGCTGTAAGTGTCATTGGCTCATCTTGACCAAACCACTCATTTTTACGAGCCCAAGCCTGTGCTTTAGGGTCAGGCTGTGCGGGTTGTTGCTGTGCCTGTTGCTCTGGTTTTGCTTCAGCTGGCTTAGTTTTACGTTCTTCATACTCAGCTTTTGCAACAGTAAGCCGCTCTGACTCAATAGCCAGTTTAGCCAACTGTTTCTGAGCCTCAATTTGTGCATCAACATCGCCCATGTTGATAGCATTAGTAAGTTTGGTTTTAAGAATCTCTTCTTGGGTAGAAACACGCTGGTCATACTCAGTTAGGTAAGACTCATCAATTTTACTTGACCGTGTTTTTAAATCTTCCATCTGTTGCTGAACTGATTTAGCATAATCAGTAGCCGCTTTTTCACGGCGTTCAGCTTCACGCATTTTATAGGTTAGCTTTTCAATGCGTTTTTTGACCTTGTCACTATAGCCCTCAAGGTCATCTTCGGAAGCTTCATCACCACTATCGGGGGCGGCTTCCGCTTTTGCTTCTACCTTTTCATCGGCTTCCGCAGAATCCTCAAGTTCTACCTCTACGGTATCCTCAAGTTCTTCCTTTACATCTTCTTGCATAACTTACTCCTGTTATGTATGCAGAATATCTTCTGGGTTGTTGATCTTGGCTAAGATCTCGTCGTCATTAAGCAAGCGGACTTCGCCACCATCGATCTTAAAACGACTTCCGGCATATCTGCCGAATATCACCCAATCACCTTCCGCACACCACGCACCAGTTTCCCCGAATTTATCAGGGTCTTTATACGCCAACGGACCAACTTTCATCACATAACCACATACTGTAGCTAGTGCTTCACGTTCAACCGCTTGGTCTGGGAGGTAAACACCGCCTTCGGTCTTTTTCTTACCCTTAAAGGGCAAAATAAGAATACGCCAGCCAGTAGGCTGAGGCATTTTTTCCATGGCAGGGGTTGTTGGGGAGTTTTCTTCTTGTTTCTTTTTAGCTTCTTGAGCTTTTGCAATGTACTCAGGTACATAGAGGGTGCTAGTCATGATCCACCTTTTTTAGCAGGGCTAAAAGCTCCTGTTCAATGTTAGCAAGCTCTGCAAGACGCGCTCGCAGTTCCTTGAATGCGGAAAAATCCTCAATTTGGCCTTCAATTATTTGTTGTCCAATGAGCTCTTTCCGTTCCCTAATTATATTAAGGAGTTTTTCATGAATGTAAAGGTCTGACATTCTATTTTGTGACCTTTTTCACTTTTTCGAATGTGCGGAGGCCACCCAAGCCAAGCATACCCATCAAAACAGTCATAAGAGAGCTCATATCAAACTCAGGTAAAGCGGGTATTTCCACTCCTGCCCATGATACACCAAACAAAATCAATGGATTTAGCACAAAATGGTAGGCTAACGCGATACCGCACGTCCAACCAATGAAAGGACGCCACCCCGCCACAAACAAACTGCGGTGCTGTGCTTCCATTTTGTTGACTTCAACCTGTGCCATCGCCGCTTCATGTGCGGCTTTTTCTGCCATAGTCGCAATTTCATGCGCCATAGCGTTTTTGGCATCTTTGTCTTCAATAAATTTATCCAGTATACCTGTAACTGGACCGATTAGTGCTTGTAACATACCCTACTCCGTTTAATACACTTCCACTTTGTTACTGTCTATCCTTACTGGTTTGCAATATGCGGTAGCCCTATGCTCTGCAGGAACGCCACTGATACTTCCATAATTACCGTATCGTTTTACTACCCTAGCCGCAAAGTAATTACAGTCATCAATAGACCGAAAATACATATCTTGGCTCTGCACCTTTCCACCTAATAGCACA